TTTCTGTAGGACATAAAGGTGATTATGGAAGAGCTAAGGTTTATAGAAGTCCACTAACATTTCCTCAAGATGTTAAGAAAGAAGACGCTCCACCATTTCCATCGGTTAGTAATTATGATGCAAAGGCGTGGAAATACATGAGAGAGAATGCTTCAAAGGGAGCATTATTTTGGAATGTGAGTGGATAAATGAACGATTTTTTTGGTTATAATAAAGAGATAAAATTACAGAAGACAATCAGAATATTAGTCTATCCAAATATAACTTACCTAAAGAATTTAAAGAAAGATAGTTACATACAGGCTATAAAACAGCAAATATCGACATTGAATGAAATAAGAGATGACTTGTGGTTTTATTTGATTCTTCCTGAACCTGTTGAAGACTTGGATTTTAAAAATGTGACTCAACATTTTCAGAAGTTTCCATCTTACATTCCAGCGATGAGAGTTCATTTTAACACATTTGACTTTTATTCTAATGTAAGTAAGAAGTTTGATTTTGATTTGGTTATGTCTCATTTGCCAGAACATACACATCAAGTTAAAAATATGTTTTTTAACAAGACACATCATTGGCCAAATATATTTGGATATTGTCATTGGTTTGATTTCAAAAATACAGCAACATGGGAAGTCAGTTCCTTTAATCAAAACATAACTGGTCTGTTGGAGTATGACAGATGTTATCTAAACACCGAGTATCAGAAACAGCTAGTGTTAACCGAAATGAAAGATACATTTAATAAAGAGACAATAGATAAGGTTGATAAAATTTTGAAGGTTCAGTATCTTGGAGTAAAGGAATCTGATATACTTGAAAAGACGAATGAAAATACTAAAAAGATAATAGTGTTTAATCATAGACCAGAGGAATACAAGGACTTTAATAATTTCATGTCAATAGTAGATGAGTTAAGAGAACAAAGGCAAGACTTCAAGGTGTGGATACCACTATTAAATAAACCTAACAGAGACTATGTAATTACTGATAAGTTTGAAAAAAGTGGTTACTATGAAAAATTAAGTACGTGTCGTGTTGGGTTATCACCTAAACAAAAGTATGGTGGATGGAGTGTTGCGACAACTGATGGTATGATGAATGGTACACCATATATTATGTATGATGAATCATACTATGAAGAATTACAATCGAATGCTGAGTTTTTTAAGACAAATGGTCAAGCTATAGATTTGTTAAATAAACATTTGGATGATAACAACCATAGAAATGAAATGGGAAATAGAGCATTGGATTGGATGAGGAACAACTTGATGTTTAGAGATAGCATGGAAGAAATGTCAGAATACATAGATAGTCTTGTAGAGAAACTACCAACTTTAAAAAAGTCAGTAAGGATAGACGATATAAAAGGAATGATAAAAGAATCTAATGGGATGACCAAAGAAGAATTGATACGAAAACTAAGATGGGGTGGTGGTATAACTTGGACACCTTACAGAAGAGCACTTATGAAAGACTCTAATATCTATGATGTTAATGATGCCACACCGACTTACTATTGGAGAGAAGATGATTGATAAGATTTACATACCAACATTTCGTAGACCGAATAACCAAATGACATTTGATAATCTACCAGACGAGTACAAAGAGAAAGTGGTTATGGTGGTTCAAGAACAAGAGAAGGATGAATACAAATACGATGTGGAATACCTTGTGGTTGGTAATGATATTGGTATAGCTAAGACAAGAGAGTTAATTTGTAGAGATGCTGGTAAACAGAGATTTTATATGATTGATGATGATGTTATTTTACATAGAAGGAACGCTAAGTATTTTGGTAGAGAGTCTAATATGGATGTATCTAAAAGAAAATGTACCAAAGAAGATTTAGATGAGATGTTTACATTATTTCACTCTTGGATGGATGATAACATCATGCACATTGGACATAAGTCTTCAGGATTGCCACCAGGAAAGGCATACTTGGAGAATAAAGATATAATTCAAGCGACCATGATTGATGGTAATGAACTATCAAAGTTCATAGACGATATAGATTGGGATTTATGTCAAGTTGGTGAGGATAGTAGATTCATGATAGATTGTATTATCAGAGGTTATAAGAACCGAGTGAGTGACGAGTTCCCAAAACACAGCGAAATGTGGGGAGAGGGTGGATTAGAGAATATTAGAGATCCAGAACTACATAAAAGAGAACATATGAAGTTGATGAAGAAGTATCCTGATTTTGTATACATCCATAACGAGAATATGAAACCTTGGGGTAAACATGGTAAAAAATTAGACTTCACATTCGTGGAGTTTAGATACAAGTTGAAAGACGCTTATGAATCATCAAAAACTATAAAACATGACTTTTTTTAAAAAAACACTTGACTTTTATGTCAAAGTACCGTAGTTTAAATACATTATAAAACATAAATTAGAAAGATTAAAGAAATGAATAAAAAAATAGAAGAAATTTGGTTAAGTTGTAAAGACGAGCCAATAGAAGAAATCAGAAAACTGATTAATCGATTTTATAGAGAGCGTCTTGCCGATCCTAATGGTGAAGCGTTTACTCAAATGTTATCTATCGGAGATTATAACTCAGCCTTTGGGAATGGAGTTTATACTGCTAAAGTAGAGTATCAAAGACAATATGCTTTCGTTGATATTAAAGGTGGTAAAGGAGACAAATGGCAAAGGAATCTAATGAAGTCCATACTAACATTTAAATCATTAGACTATATTTGGATTAATGAAGTTGAAGTGGTGGTTGATGGTCAACAAAGGTCAAAGATACTAGAAAAACATATAATTGATGGTGGACAGAGAAGTAGAACTATTCGTGCATGGTTCACTAATTGTATTAAATTACCGAAAAATGTGTTTTACAAATTTGAAGGACAGACATTAGATTTAAGTAACAAGAACTGGAGTGAGGTTCAATCACATTATCCTGAATTTGCTGAATATTGGATGAAAAACTATACTTTAGAATTTAAAGTATTCTTGGGACTTAGTAATGAAAAATGTTCTGAAATTTTTGAGTATCTGAATGATAATAATTCAATGGCTGCACCAGAGTATCGTAATTCAATTTGGTCAGATATGGCTACTCTTATCAGAATGTTAGCAGATTGGGAAAATTCAACTAAAAAGACACTTGAGATGTTTAAAAGAAGTAGTCTTGAAAAGGTTAGTGGTAAATGGAGAGGAGTTAAACATGCTATTTCATTCAATAAGAGGAATTTTGATGACTTTGTAGCTAAAATAGCTTACATAACCATCAATCCATTTACTGCTACAAAAGGTGCAATATTGGAACAATGGTATAGGGATGCGAAAGAAGGGAAAGGTAACTTTAAGAAGTACAAGAAACAAATTACTGAAAATTTAACTTGGGTTAACAAGATGGTTAAATCTGAATCGGATGATACTTCAAGAACAAACCTTATGAAAGCTGGTGATTTTCAGTTTTTACTTCATATAAGAACCTATTTAGAAGAAAAGTATACCTTTAAAATGACTAATGGATATGATTTTCTTGAGTTTTGGAGAAGGTTTAAAACTTTATTAAATGCTGAGGCTCAACAACAAAATATAAGTAAGAGACAATATCCATTTAAAAGTTATGATGGAGAAGTGGTATCATTTGGTTCATGTTATAAATCATTATCATCTGGTAGAGACACCGAGATACGAGATTGGACAACTGTATTAGGAGATTACTTCGTAACTTCGTATGAAAAACATAAATCAGATCCTGACGGTGAGTTAGAAATTGGTTTTAAACTATTAGATAAAAGTAGGTCAATCAAGAAAGGCGTGAAAGAACAAGTGTTGGTCAATCAAGGGTTTAAATGTAAATACTATGATTGGTGTGGTAACACTTTAACAGATTCTTCACCAGGAGACCACAGTAAAACACCATATTCTGATGGTGGAAGTAGTTCGGATGTGGATAATTGTGATATGACTTGTGAAACATGTAACGGAGAAAAAGGTTCATTATCAAGTGAAGATTTTGAATATGTAATAGAAAAAAGAATAGAGAAGAGGAATGGAAAATGAAAGAATTAACACCAGAACAAATCCAAGAGAATTGGAGTAGATTAAGGGGTATGATTACAGATACATTCGAGGGTGAACGACTTGAGAATCTAAATAAGATGTATGATTACTTTGAAGAGAGAATGTGTCTTGCACCAGCAAGTGGTAAAGAACACTTTCACAACGCTCACGCTGGTGGGTATGTGGAACATGTCCTACATATAACCGACTTAGTTGTTCAGATACATGAACTATGGTCAAAGAATGGAGCTACAGTTGACGACTTCACAAAAGAAGAATTGATATTTGCCGCTCTTCATCATGACTTAGGTAAGGTAGGTGACTTATCAGAAGATTACTACACTCCGAATGACTCTGATTGGCACAGAAAGAATCAAGGATTGATTTATAAACATAATGGTAAATTACAATTCATGACCGTTACTGATAGGGCTCTATGGTTACTACAACATTTTAATGTTCCGATGACAGAGAATGAATATCTTGGACTAAAATTAACCGATGGTATGTATGAAGAGGCTAACAAGAGTTATTATGTTAGTTATTCAAAGGACAGACAATTGAAAACCAACATTGCTTATATTTTACATCAAGCTGATATGATGGCTAGTAAAATTGAAAACGACCAATGGGCTAGAGGTGATCACTCCGCCGTGATATCAAAACATGGGATTCCGATTACGCGGTCCCCATCCCCGAAAGAAGAGACGAAAAAGAAGACCGAACAATCCAAGGCCGCGAATCAGGCATTTAAGGAGTTATTTGGAGAATGAAAAGAGATACAGATACAGAAGATTTATCAGTTATGAAACATTTTATGTCCAGCTATGGTTGGGTGGAACATAAGACACATGGTGTTATAGATGCTGATAGAGTACCCGACTATATATGTAAAGATTTTGATGATGATTGTCATGATATTCCACACTCATATTGGCATTGTTGGGAATATGATTCAGAGTGTGGTGTGTGTCCTTTTGCATTACAAGAGGTAGCAGAAGAGATAGAGTAATGTATTTAGACTACTTTGACAAGTTCTTAAACCAAGAACCATATCTTCATATCGATGAAAAAGAATGGACCTTCATTAAAGGTTATTTCGAGAAAGATGATGTAAAAGAATCTCTGGCTAAAGTCGCCATGACTTATCCAATGCCAACGATGGAAATATCTGAAGAAGATTGTAGAAGGGACTTTAACAAGTTAAAAGGAACTTGGGTTTACGATATTTTGAAAGAGGGTGAGTGGTTTGCTCGTTCTGAGGCTGGTTACGAGTGGCCGTTAACTTACGAAGGTAAACAATGGTATTTTGCTAGAAATAATATTGGTAACAAGGCCTCCAATCACTTCCAACAAGAAAACAGATGGTCAGTTGAATCAAGTGGTTATCCAGGTCCCAAAAGAACTTGGGAAACTGAAAGTTTTATGATAAGTCTAATGGGTGCTGCTTATTCACTAAAGTTGGATAAAATAGATAGGTCAATATTAAGGACTATGATTGGACTTCGTAAATATATCTGTAGTCAATTCAAACCAAATGTAGCAAAAGCCATGTATGACTTATTCAAAGCAAAGAACATAATGGACTTTTCTATGGGGTGGGGAGATAGATTAGCTGGTTTCTATGCTAGTATGAATACAGAGTTATATGTCGGTGTCGATCCTCGAAAAGAGAATCATCCTATCTACAGAGAACAATCACGTTACTACGATTCATCACTTACAATGTTTGAGACACCAAAGAAAGTAGATTTCTATCGTGAGGCCGCTGAGGACTTTTACTATGATGGATATGATGATACTTTTGATATCATCTTCACTTCTCCACCATATTTCAATATAGAACGATATGGTAATGATGATAACCAAAGCTGGGTGAGGTATGGAAAAGACATTGACAGTTGGAATACTCAGTTCTTACATAAAGCTCTAGACAATATGTTACCTACACTAAAATCAGGTGGTAAGTTATGTGTCAATATATCAGATGTAAATGCCGTAAGTAAGGGTAAGGGGTGGCAAAAGATATGTGACCCGATGAATGAGTTCATTGATGAGTATGGAGATATGGAATATAAGGGTTGTATAGGTATGGAAATGGCAAGACGACCAAATAGTGGTGGAGCTGGAACTGCTAAAGATACTAACCAGTTTAAGGAAAGTACTTTGGATTTAGTAGAGAAAACTAAAGACATAAGGTTTTGTGAACCCATATGGATATGGGAAAAGAAATAATTTGTATTTTCTTTCAGGAGAAATATAACGAACTGAAAAGTATGATATACTTATTAATATATGACACCAATAGACCTGATAATCGAAGTGGTTATTTGGATTTATGGTATAGGATTATGTCTATTAATAGCAAAATTATGGTGGGATGAAACGTGAACCAAAGTGACAAAAAAGATTTAAATGTTGTATTAGAGAGGATGGAACAAGCCGATAAAGACCGAGCTCAAATACATACTGATATTAAATTCATTAAAGAAAACTTATTCAATCCACACGAAGGTTTATGGGCTGAAACAAAGGAAAACACCAGGTTCAGAGAGAACTCACAAAAATGGAGAGGTGTCATCGGAATGGGTTTTATGGCATTAGTTATTGATAAGGTTTGGTCAATATTCTCCTCTTAAAATAAGTCAAAGTAATGCTTGACTCTTATTGTTTTATTTCGTATCTTTATTTGAATGGATAACAAAAAGAAATATAATAAAGAACTCAAAGGTTTAAGAACCTTGTTAAGCGATTGTGATTACACAAGAACATTAACTAATGGTTATCATGGTTTTCTTGCTGAAATGCATAGGAAGTTGATTGGTAATAATCCCATAACTGATAAAATGCTTAGTACTATCCTCTCTGCAATCAAATATTATGATAACTATAATAAGCCAGAAGTAAAAGCTCAACGAGAGTCTATGTTGAGTAAGATAACCAAGTTGAAAGTGATGTTATCACAATGTGGTTATACTCAACAATATGAATCAGAGAAAATGGAGTTCTTAGATAGTCTAACAAATAGGGCTCATTCAAGAGGTACATTAACACCTAAACAAGCTAAATATGCTAATCAAATGTACAAACAATTTAATAAAAAAATAATACCAAAAAGTGCTTGACTTGTATACTATTTTGGTGTTATATTTAGGTGAAATGAGAGATAAAAAGGAAAAAATAAATGAGTTATAAATATTCGGATTTTTGGTTTGATAATAGGAAGACATCAATTCTTGATGATTTTCTAGCATCTGATGTAGATGTTGATAAACCAGTAAAAAAAGGGAAAGACCATATTGCTCTTGCTGGTCACAAAAGGGCAATCGGTAACTTTGTTCGTATCGTAAGTGGTCAAAATATCCCTGTTAAATTCCCATCTCGTGGAGATAGTTATACTGATGGTAAACAAGTTACTATTGGAGCTAATATTAATGAGAAGAACTTTGACTACGTTGTTGGTCTGGCTCTTCATGAAGGAAGTCACATAGCTTATTCTGATTTTAATGCTTTTGCTGATGTTCGTCAAATGGATAAAATTAGAGGTTTTGATTTAGATAATGAGAAGATGAATTTCTTTCGTGGGATAATCAATTACATTGAAGATAGACGTGTTGACACTATTGTCTTCAAAGGTTCACCTGGTTACAAGGGTTACTACCATAGTCTCTATAACAAGTATTTTAATAGTAAGAAAGTTGCTAAAGGTCTTGGTTCTAAGATGTTTCGTGAGATAGACTTCGAATCTTATATGTTTCGTATTATCAACTTCACTAATGAAGGAACTGATTTTGGTGCCCTTCCAAGACTTGCTGACATTTATCGTCTAATTAACATGAGTAACATCTCAAGACTAAAATCTACTGATGATTCTATTGAGTTGTCAAAGTCTGTTTGTGAGATTATTTTTGGTCTAGTTGATAAAGCTAAAGGTGATGGTGAAGGTAACGAAGAAAACTCCGAAAATGGTGAAAATAAGGACTCTGAGGGTAGTTCTGATGGTGGTGGTAGTTCTGATGGAACTGAGATTGATACTGGTGATGCTGAGATGAATCCTAATGGTGGAGAACCTGGTGAGTCAGAAGATGAGTCAGACGGTGAAGAGTTGTCAGATAGACAGAAGAAACAAATTGAGAACATGTTTGAGAAACAGAAAGATTTCTTAGATGGCAAGACTCAAAAAACTAAATTGACTAAAAAAGACCAAAATATTGTTAATGCCCTTTCTAATTCAAATACTGAGTTGGTTGAGGTTGGAGATGGTAGAATTGGTAAAGTTGGAACTGTTGTGATTCCATCACTAACTAAAGAACTTATCGAGAGTGAAGCTTTTCCAGGTTTCTTTCGTGGACTTGATGACCGTTATTATGATGGTTCATATAGTTGGCATGGTGGTGGTAAGATGGTTGATGCCATTGAAGAGGGTTTCAGACTTGGTTCTATCCTTGGAAAGAAACTTAAGGTTCGTGGAGAAGAAAAAGACCTTATTTTTACTAGACAGAATTCCGGTAAAATCAACAAGAGATTAATCTCTGAGTTGGGTTTTGGTAATGACAATGTATTTTCACAGATTAAGAAAGAGAAATTTAACAAAGCTAACTTACACATCTCAATCGATGGTAGTGGTTCTATGGGTGGTGGAAAGTTTGAGAAAGCTATTAAGTCTGCGGTTGCCATGTGTAAAGCTGCTGACATGGCTGGAAATATTCACGTGGTGGTCGATGTGAGATACACTAACAATGATAAACCAGTTGTACTCATTGTTTACAACAGTAGGAAAGATAAGTTGACCAAAATCAAAACTCTTTGGAAGACACTTAGACCAAGTGGAGTTACTCCAGAGTCACTATGTTATGAAGCCATTATGAAGAAATTTCTTGGTGGTGTGATTGGTGAAGATAATTACTTCATTAACTATTCAGATGGGGCTCCTTGGTTTTCAGTTGGTGGTAGACGTTTTGGTAGTAATGATGTTTACTACGCTGGTGATAGAGCCGTTGACCACGCTAGAAAAATGGTTAAGTTGATGAAGAACAATGGAATTAAGATAATGAGTTACTTTATCTCTGAAGGTTATACTAGTGATTCAGATAGAAATACTTTTTCTAAGATGTATGGTAAAGATGCTTCTTTCATCGATTGTACTAACATGATGAACGTTGCGAAAACAATGAATGACAAATTCTTATCTAAGTGATGGATATAATATACCAAGAAGCAATAAATAATAAAATTCAATATCATTCAGAACAAGTGGGTAGAATTAAAGAATTGAGTAATAGAGAACCAGAGTGGTCTGAACCAAGAAAGTTATTTAAGAAGAAATATGGTAAAATAAGATTTGAACCCCTTGGTGTTCCAACTGATACAATAGGTGTTTATAGAATTATATATAAACCAACAGATGAAACTATGTCTATTGGGTGTGGCATAATACAATCCCGTCTTTGTAGACATAGGACAGTTTTCTTAAATAAGGGTAAAGATTATTTAAGTCCTGGTGGAAGTTCTAATGGTTCAGCAACTGGAGGTCATATGTACAAATATGACACACATAGAAAAAATTGGATGTTTAGTTGGTGTTCTATTAGTAATAAATCATTAGGTAGAGAGTATGAAAATTTATTAATTAAAACTGAAAAACCATTATTCAATAAAGAATTTATGGGTGGGATATAATTGAGTTTATTAACATATCATAAACCAATACATGATGAGATAGAAAAACTTATCGAAGACCATGTTAACACGTGTAGGAAAAGTATATATTGGGAAGGTGAGCATAGAGTTGTGGTTAAAAAGATAATAGATATTTTCAAGAGGACTCATTGAAATATAAAGCTCAACAGATACCAGATAATGGTAATAGATATACACCACGTAAAATGGAAAAACTAATGATGGTACAAAAGATTTTGGTCAGTTGGTTGGATTGTAGTGTAAATAGATATAAGATAGAACTAACTGAAGATGACAAAAGAGTTAAAGATGAGTGGCAAGAAATAATGAACTATGTTCTTAAATGTGAGAATAGACCACTTAATGCAAAAGATATAAAGAGGTTGAATTTCTTATATAAGTTCTATAAAGGCGAGGTAAAGAAAATGTCAGATATTTACTTAGCTAGTGTAAAAGCATAAAATGAAAATTGCAGAAGTAGAAAAAAGGTTAAAAATGTTGGTCAAGTTATGTGTTGATACAGAACCTACCTTAGATGATATAAAAAAGATGAGGGAAGATGCAGATGCTGGAGCGGTAGATGAATTGTTTACTGAAGATATGATAAATGCTAGGGAGTTATATATTAAGGTACGTGACGGAGAATACGATAGTTCAGTAGAGGTTATTCGTACCATGAAACAAGCTAACAAGATATGGAAACAACGTAACCACATTAAGAAAATTGGTTGGAAAGAGTTTTATAGTATTGAAGGTACTATCGTAGAATTAATTAGACAGAATCAGAAGATTAACGCTATTAAATTATACAGACAGAATAAGCTTGATAAGGGCGAGGAATGTGGATTGAGAGAAGCAAAAGAGTATATAGATGCATTACAGGAAAAACTCATAACGAGGTGATGTTTCTATGAGAGATTTTAGGAAAAAATTTTCGTGGGTTGTATATATAAATTTAATGATATTTATTAATAAGGAGTTATTATGAAGTTAAACGAATTGATTGATAATCTAATTGAGTTATCGTGTGAAGAGATGCCCGAAGAGGCAAAACAATCTCTTGATGATGCCATTGACCGTATTGTATCATCAATGACCGATGAAGAGTTACACCATATATTAGAAGAAGGTATAATGGAAGATATTGAACTCAATTTTGATGAACACGAGTCTATCTTAATGAAATCAATCTTAAACAAAAATATAGCATTTGCATAATGGTGACATTTTTCGTTCCGATATCAACTTTGAAAGTCCATTCATGTGGGTGTGATATCAACGGAGACAACAATGAAAATCAAAACTAGTGACATTAGTACCGTATTTTTAAATCCTAACCAAGTTGAGTTCTTGGTGAAGTGTATCGACATAACACAGGAAACTCAATCTATGAAACCTAATAAGAGTGAGGCGGATGTGATACGAGAGTTAACTCGTATTCAGCAAGATAACGAAGATAAAGTCATTGGTGAGGTTTATGAAATAAATTAAGAAATGAAGAGGTTATAAATGATAAAGAGAAATCCTTGTACGGTTTTAATCGAGTCGTATGATTCAACGGGATCTATCACAATAGAACGCCGTGGTTATGCTCAAGAACGTAAAAACATCGATGGTGAAGATATGGTATTTGTGATGGAAGGTGGAGATACAGGTGTTGGTTATTGGTATGAAAAAGATAAAGTTAAATTGTTACATGGTGGTTGGAAGAATAAAACTAATAAAGTTATTAGCAAGAAGTCATTCTGGAGAAGAGCCAAGTGAAGCCGTATTATAGAGTGTATATGGTAGAATGCTCGGATAAGTCTATTTATACTGGTATCACTAATGACATAGACAAGAGAATGGCTAGTCATAATAGTGGTAAGGGAAGTAAATATGTAAGAGCTCGTTTACCTATAACACTTAAATGGGAATCGGATGAGATGAGTAAATCATCAGCGTTAAAAGAAGAATATAGAATAAAACAACTATCTCGTAAGAATAAAATAAAAATGATAAATGAATCTCTATATCATAGATGTATGAGTTATGGTTTAATTAAATGGACTAGAAGAGATGGGACGTTTAGGTGATATGGACGATAAACGTA